CTTTGACACCTTGTTGACCAAACCTAATTAGTTTTACCACATCACCCTCTTTAGCCAAAACAGCATGGCTCTTTGTAGGATGCTTAGGTGTTGCTTTAGGTTTGTTATATCCAGCAAATTCTTCTCGTCCACGTTTAACTGGCATAGCGATTTGTACCTTTTCTATCTTTCCAACCTTCAGCCTTCATAGCAGCCTCTACTCGGTCTAACGGAAACAAATAACCAGTGTGCTTTTCCAATGCTGCTCTAACGAAATAAACATCTGAATGAGGGATGTGAACGTTGTCTAGCACACCTCTATTCATGGCTATATAGATTTCAGAGACAACAGAATATGGTTTCGTATCAACCAATCCTTTAGCTTCCAGTTGTTCTCTGGTAAGCAACAAATCTGTTTGTTGTTTCTTTTTCATATGTATATGGTAAAGCTATAAGCTTTATAAATAAACAAGTAGATAATGAAACAAACAATTGTTAAGTGATATTGTAAGATATTAACAAGTAGATATGTTAGATACCTTATATATACTTATATTGCTAACAACAACTTAAGCTTTATAGAGTGTTAACAATCTACATCACCCCCTAAATCCCCCACAGTTTTGCACGAAAGTAGGGGGCTTGTCAAGAACTTTTTGAAAAGATTGTTGTTTCATTGCTACACATCATCATAGTAACACACTTTTGTTCTACATTTCAATCGCTATTTACAGATGTTGTATGCATCATGACAGTTGAAGTTGTTGCCAGCTCAGCTTTTTATGGGATGAGTGGTTTATTAATCAGTCGAGGTGGTGGTTGAAAGTAAAAGCTTCAGGAAGGTATCTAGAACGATCAGGAAGGGGATGTTGTTAAGCTCATTCGTTTTGGACAACAGGGTGTCAAAGGTAGCCCAGATGGTTCTTCTAGAAATGAAGCTTTCAAAGCTCGACACGCTAAGAACATCGACAAGGGTAAGATGTCTGCTGCATATTGGGCAGATAAGGTGAAGTGGTAAAAAGTAACACTTTGTGTTAAAACTGAAGCGTGTGCAACCTGTGGGTTGCTTTTGTTGTTACTGAAAGAAATTTATGGCTACCAAGAAACCTGTTAAAGAAACTCCTGCTATGGCAAAGAAAGAAAAAGAGAAGATGCCAAAAGGTAAGGGTGTTGCTGTTCTCATTGCTCCTGTTAAAGCAATGAACAAGGGTGGCATGGCAAAGAAGAAGTGCTGATATGGCCTTAGTCAATAAACGTACAGTTGTTCTTCCCGTCATTGTTGATGCTAAAACCAACGATGCTACGGCAAAGAGAATGATGAGTGATTGGAGCCTTGGTCCACTTGATGCCTCCTACGACAACACTAGCAATAAACCTTTCTGGGTTGGTATTGCCAAGTTGTGGAATGTTGATGAAGCTCAGGCACGTAGACAGATGTGTGCCAATTGTGAATACTTTGACAACACTCCTGAGATGATGGAATCTATGGAAGCCATTCCATTGAATGACTTTGATGTTAAAGGTGGTGGCAGAGGCTATTGCCATAAGTTTGATTTCATCTGTCACAACTTACGTACCTGCCAAGCATGGGAACGTAAAGACTACGAAATGGAGGAAGAGTAATGGCTACAAAACTTACACCTAAACAGACTAAGAAGGTTGGCAGCGTGTTGGCTGAGTTTAAGGACAAAAGCCTCCACAGCGGAAAAGGTGGTCCTGTGGTTAAGAGTCGCAAGCAAGCTATTGCTATTGCTTTGTCTGAAGCTAGTAAAGTGAAGAAGAAGTAATGAATGATTCAGCCCGTATCCGAAGTGTTGGTACACAGCTAACAGCTGGTTCAGCTAACACCGTCTACACCTGCCCTGACAACTACACGGCTAAGGTGGAGTTGGTGTTTGTTACCAATCATGGTAGTGGTCTTAGGACAATTACCATTCAATGGCATGACCATAGCGAGAATGACACCTATTACATTGTTGGTGGTTACAATGTTTCAGCATACAACTACTTGAAACTGGATGGTAGCTACTTGGCATTGAAGGCTGGTGACTATCTGATTGTTACACCAGAAGCAGGAGCTTCGATGGATGCAACCGTTTCCGTTGAAGAATATTACGACCCTGCCCACATTAAAGGATAAATATGGCTAAAGAACTAACAGAACAACATAAGAAGTTTCTTGAGGTGTTGTTTGATGAAGCGGGTGGTAGCATCCCTAAAGCGAAAGAGCTGGCTGGTTTCAGCCGTGGCTACAACACTCGCATCCTCACCAACTACCTCAAAGAAGAAATCATTGAAGCTACACAGCTCTACATTGCTATGTCTGCACCTCGTGCTGCTATGGCGATGATGGGTGGTTTGAACGATCCTACAGAGCTTGGCTTGAAGGAAAAGCTCAATGCTGCTAAAGACTTGTTGGACAGAGCTGGCTTGGTGAAGACAGACAAGATTCAAGTGGAAGCAACAAATGGTGTTATGATATTGCCAGCAAAGGAAAAAGAGGTGGACTAAATGTTCTATGAACGAGGTGTAGGAAAGTGGATATTGCCACAACCAAGTAAGACCAATTACATTCCCATACCACAACTTAGACGTGTAGTTCCCTTTGGTTACATAAAAGATCCTGACAACGAAGGGTGGTTGTTACCTGTTGCTAAAGAGCTTGATGCTTTGAGAAAAGCAAAGAAGCATTTAAAGACGTATTCGTACAAGCAAGTAGCCGCATGGCTTAGTAAGCAAACTGGTAGAACAATATCAGAAAATGGATTAAGACTCCGAATTGAAAATGAGCAATCGTACACGAGACGCATTACAACTTACAAGCGACTTGCCAACAGGTACGAAGCGGCGCTCAAAAAAGCAGCCCAGTACGAAAAAGGACTCGGCGCAACAGACGAAGGAAACTTCTTCCATTGTGATCGATACAAGCAAATCAGTGGAACCTTCGTTGATCGAGACGATTGAGACACAGAACATCATCTTTAAACCCAACCCCGGTCCTCAGACACACTTTCTGGCGGCAGGTGAAAGGGAAGTTTTATATGGGGGTGCTGCAGGTGGTGGTAAATCATACGCCATGCTTGCAGACCCCATGCGTTATTTAGGCCATCCACAATTTTCTGGGTTGTTGTTACGTCATACCACTGAGGAATTGCGTGAACTGATTTGGAAAAGTCAGGAGATGTATCCCAAAATCTACCCCGGCATCAAGTGGAGTGAGCGTAAGATGCAATGGATTGCACCTAGTGGTGCTAGATTGTGGATGTCATACCTCGACAGAGATGAAGACGTGTTGCGTTATCAGGGTTTGGCCTTCAGCTGGATTGGTTTTGACGAGTTGACACAGTGGCATACACCGTTTGCGTGGAACTATATGCGTTCTCGCTTGCGTACACCTGCTGCTGACCTACCAATTTTCATGAGAGCAACGACAAACCCGGGTGGTCCGGGTCATGCTTGGGTGAAAAAGATGTTTATTGACCCAGCACCAGCTGGAAAAGCCTTCAATGCCACCGATGTTGACACAGGTCAAGAGCTAAGATACCCCAAAGGTCACTCAAAAGAGGGGCAACCCCTGTTTAAGAGGCGGTTTATACCAGCTATGCTGACGGATAACCCCTATTTGGCAGAAACTGGTGACTATGAGACGATGTTGTTGTCTCTTCCTGAGCACCAACGCAAGCAATTGCTTGAAGGTAACTGGGATGTTGCAGAAGGTGCAGCGTTTCCGGAGTTTAGTCGTAGCATTCACGTCATTGAACCCTTCGACATCCCTAAAAGCTGGGCAAAGTTCAGGGCTTGTGACTATGGATACGGTAGTTACAGTGCTGTTGTGTGGTTTGCTGTCACTCCTAGTGACCAAATCATCATCTATCGTGAGCTTTACGTGAGTAAGGTGCTAGCTAGAGACTTAGCTAAGATGGTTTTGAGAGCGGAAGAGAACGATGGAGTTATCAGATATGGTGTTCTTGACAGTAGTTGTTGGCATAAGCGTGGTGATACGGGTCCTTCGCTCGCCGAACAAATGATTCAAGAGGGTTGCAGATGGCGACCTTCAGACAGAAGTGCTGGTAGTAGAGTGTCAGGTAAGAACGAGTTGCATAGACGACTTCAGCTTGATCCCTTTACAGAACAGCCACGACTCGTTATAACAAGCAACTGTGTGAATACAATTGCTCAGATTCCCATCATCCCGTTGGATAAGAAGAACCCTGAAGACATTGATACAAAGTCAGAAGATCACTTGTACGATGCTATTCGTTATGGTGTTATGAGTAGACCTAGAAGTAGTTTGTTTGATTACAATCCACTCACTGCGTCACACGCAACTGTTCGCACAGCCGATCAAATATTTGGCTATTAAAGGAAAAACATGGCAGAAAAACAAACGTTTATGGACGACAAGCCCATTGCTCTAGATGATGCAAAGAAAGATCTTACAGATGATTTTCAAGGTGATAGCCTTGTTGCCTTCATTGAAGAACGTTATTCAAAAGCTGAAGAAGGTCGTAGGACAGACGAAGACCGCTGGTTAAAAGCCTACAGAAACTATCGTGGCATCTACGGTCCTGATGTTAAGTTTACAGAAACTGAGAAGTCTCGTGTCTTCATCAAAGTAACCAAGACTAAAACACTTGCTGCCTACGGTCAAATCGCAGAGGTGTTGTTCTCTAACAATAAGTTCCCTCTTAGTGTTGATCCAACTCCAATGCCAGAAGGTGTTGCTGAGGCTGTGCACTTTGATCCTGCAGATCCTGAAGGTGTGTTGGCTGAAGAGTCTCCCTTTGGTTACAAAGGTGACGGTAAGGAATTGCCACCCGGTACAACTAAAGCCAGCTTACTTGATAAGTTCCTTGGCCCGTTGAAGGACAAGCTTAAAGATGTACAGGGTGTTCGTAATGGCCCCGGTGTTACACCAACAGCTGTCACTCTCTATCCTGCTGCCGCTGCAGCTAAGAAGATGGAGAAGAAGATTCATGACCAGCTTGACGAGTCTGGCGCTACTAAGCATCTGCGATCAGCTGCCTTTGAAATGGCGTTGTTCGGTACAGGTGTGATGAAGGGTCCGTTCGCTGTCAACAAAGAATATCCAAACTGGGATGAAGACGGTACATACACTCCCATCATCAAGACTGTTCCAGAAGCGTCTAGCGTTTCGTTGTGGGACTTCTATTGGGATCCTGATGCTGTCAACATTGACCAGTGTCAATACATCATTGAACGTCACAAGATGAGCCGTACAGAACTGTATGCTTTGAAGAAGCGTCCGTTCTTCCGTGCCAACGTCATTGATGC